TGGGTCACTGGGGCCCATCCGATATTGGCGGCATAGGTCATGGGGCCCTGAAGACCGCCGAAGTCGTCGGGGGCCGTATAGTCCCCGGTGCCGTCAGCGGTCGTCAGAGTCGTATTGGGCTTCAGGAACGTCCAGTCATGGGCCGACAGAAACTGCCGATACCCGGATTGGACGGACTCATCAATGCGGTCACCGGCATTGCCTGACCAGTCACCGGAAGTCCGTCCGTATCCGAGGTAATCCCCAACAGACACCCTGAATTCGTCATACGTCAGAGAGAGTGTGCTCTCCGCCATTTACTACACCAATTGGGCGCAAGCCCACCAGTCGAGGTTGAGTTTGGTCTCGCTGGCCGCTCCAACCTTCGTGGCCAACAAGAGGGCAAGCTCTTCACCGTCCGGGACATTGGTGCCTGAGTAGGCGACACCATCGGCGTCAACTACACTGCCATCCACGTAGAAGAAGACTTTAGTCCCATCGTAGTACAGACCAACCTTGACATAGGTGTCAGCCACGAGCGTCGAAGCCGACTCCTTGTGGACCGTCTCACCACCGCCGCCGCTGGTATTGTAGACGGCATCCAGGCCGTCACCATCAGCGTGCAGGACGCGAAACCCGATGTAGTCCTTGTCAGCCACGGCCCCGGTGTCATCGACCAGAGTGTCCGCAGCCGCTAGCCCCTCTTCGGCAAGGCCGATGAAGAAAGCCAGGCGGTCGTCGGCCACGCTGGTGACGTTCTTGAGGCGGGCCTCGAACCACAACTTGGTGCTCGAGCCGCTGCTGGTGGCGATCTTGACCATGCCGGCCGCATTGCCGCCAGTGGTCAAAGACCCCTCATCGTTGTCGGCGTCATTGCCGGCAACCTGAAGGACCCCACCAACCTCGGTCGCCAACTGCTTCAAGGTCACGCCGGTATCGATGTAACTCGAATACGTCTGCGTGTCCTGGTCGCTGATGTGCTGGCTGAGATTGAGGAAGTCGTCCTGAAAGAAGTAGCCCAGGTTGTTGTTGGACTGCAGGCTATCGACGGGACAGTCTGCCCAGAAACCACTAAGGCCGCGACCGGCAGTGTCGCTTTTATGCCGAACTCGAATACTCATCGTTCAGCCCCCTAGACCTTGTAGATCACAGCCTGACGGCGGCGATCGAAGCACTGGTAATTGTAAGTCGTATCGATGTAGGACTCGATGACGTTGTGCGAAGATGCACTGGGCATCGGCTTGCTTTCCAGCAGCGAACGACCCTTGAGGAAGTAACAGATGAAGTAATCGAAGTCGATCATGTAGATGCGATTGTCCGAGAACTCCGTGTCCATTCGGGGCACCCAGACGATCGGGATACCACGGAAGACGATGTTGCCGTCCATGCTGGCGAGATCGCGACCGAGGTTCATATTCTGATCCTCGCCCAAAATCTCCATGTTCAGCCGGGTCGTGACATCCGTGTAGTAACGGTGCCGCTGGCCCAGGCCTCGACGGTAGTCACGGACAGTTACGGGCGACTTCCAGCCCACCTTCAAGAACGCCTCACGCATGGAGTCGATCAGATCGCTCTTCGTGAAGGCGGAGTAGGTGTCCGTATAATTTTTGAAGTTGCTGTGGCTCAGTCCGCCGACACTGCTGTGGCCGGACGGGGTCCCACCCTCGAAGCCCTTGGACGCCGAGGTAACGATCCAGTAAGGAACGCCATGCGGTTCCGTGGTATCGGTGCTCGCGGACGGCGACTTGAAGAACGCCTCCTCGAGGAGCTTGGCCTGAGACAGCAGGGCATCCGCACGCCGAAGCTTCATGAGTTCGACGATCTGCCATGGACCTGCCTGGTTCATACTGACTTCCCGAGAATCGAAGGCCCAGGAAGTTACTGCGTGCCGCCACGGCGTGTCAATTGTACTCGTGACGTCAGCCACCGCCGTGATGTCTGTGTTGTACAGACCGACGTGCTTGGCATTACTGCCGTGGCTAGTCATCAAGATCTTCTTGATGCTTTCACCGCTGATCGATTGCGCCCGCTTGAAGACCTTCGGCAGTACTTCATAATCCTGAAGTTCCTGCGCGATCTGCTGGAACCGAAGCTTCGGCAGATGGTCGTAGGTGGTTGCGGCGATGTCAGCGATGTCGCTTGCTTGCATTGCCATTAGTTATTCTCCTGAATGCTCAAAATCCCTCATAGGTGTAGGCGTCATCTGCCGGCTGCTCGAAGGGAATCCCATTCTCGCGACAGTACAGTTCCACCGCCTGGAGTGCCTTGTCATCCGATGGGCCGACTCCAACCTTCTTCCTAGCATTGGGTCGACCAACCTTCTGGCCACTGCGCCCCTTGACCTGTGAGGCGAGTTTGCGCCTCTCAATCTCTTGGTTCTTTTCGACCAGCACGCTGCCGATCGCTTTACTAAACAACTCTCCGAACGGGAGGTATGGCTGACCAGCGGCCTCGCGGCCCATCTGGTATGCCCGCATCTCCTGCAGGAGTTCCTGCCGAACGATGGCTGGGTCGGACAGGGGGTCCAGACCTTTTGTGGGCCCCTTACCGAGGATGGCTTCATAAGCCGGGTCCAAGTCTGACAGCAGGGCATCAAACTGTTGCTCTGCGGCCTCCTGGACCGCCTCTTGAGACTCCTCAAACTGCTGGCCATATTGCTCGCGCAGGGAATTCACTTCTGCCTGCTGGGAGGTGTACATGTCCCTCAGTAAGTCGGCCGTCTCGTCATCGTAGCCGTCCAACCTTGACTCAATGTCAAAGGCCGGAGACTCCGGCTGCCCGGCAGGCTGTTGCAGTTGGCCATCATCGGTGGATTGAGCGTCACCGGCTGCCTGTGGCTGCGACTGTTGCAGGGCGTAATTCAGAAGCGTAGCAACATGATCAAAGGCCTCGGGGGTCATGCCCTCCAAGGTCTCGCGGGTAAAACCCATGGATCTTGCCAACTGCTTCTGTTCAAGCGAATAGTCCATCGAGGGCTCATTGTCATCCCCGGTGGCTTCCGTCTTTGATTGTTCTGTAGTCTCCGATTTCGGGTCCTCGTCAGAGCCGGGGAGCGTGACTCCCAGGGCCTTGGCGATCTCCGCATCTTGTTCGTCGGGGTAGTCCCCGGAAAGTGGGTCCACGAAGTCGTCGTCACTACCAGCACCCTCGTCGTCGGTCAGGATGGGGCCTGAATCCTTGAATAGGGTATTGGTTCCGGGTCCTCCGCTGTCAAACGGGGACTTCTCGTCAACGTCCGGGGCCGCGTCGGCCTTCACTTCTTCTTCAGCCATCTTCACTCAACCTCCCATGGTATTGGGGGTCCGAATAACCGCCGTTGCGATCATAAAGACCCCTCGCCTCGCAGTATGCCTTACGGTGCCGTGCAGATTCAAATATGGCCCGCCCATCCGAGGTGAAATCGATACGCACCCCCTGCTTGGCGGCCTCCGAAATGGCGTGGGGAATCTGCTCCGGGGATACGCCGGCTGCGTCACACCGCAGCGGCCAATTCCCGGGACGAGCGTTCTGCCGGCGGCGACTCCAGTCCGTGGAACACAGGACCTCCCGACCACCGATGTCGAGCATCATACACCAGGGATTCCCGGCCTCTCGGGCCCGAACCTTCGCGACTGCATACTCCTCTAAATCCAGACGGCGGGAGATCGGCTCCCCCGTGTCCTGGCGAATAATGTCATACACCGGCATCAATCATCCTCTGGGGATCTGAAGATCCCGTCAATAGCTCTGTCCGTTACGACTCGTAAGGCGAAATTGACCGCCCCCAGCATCACCGTAAGTACTGACACGGCCTGCGGATTGGTCTTGATCCATTCGTCACCAGACAAGTATCCGCAGACACCGGCCACCATCGTCATAATGCTAATCGCCAGGGTCCTGCTCTTCATTGCTGGTTTCATCGTCTTGTCTCCCGTATTTCACTGCGCCCATTGAGGTGTCGAACCTCCTCGGAAAGCTCCGTGATAGCGCGGGTGTTCTCTTTCACGACCTTGATCACCTCGGTGTTCAGGGCCTCCAGGCTATTGGCGCGTTCGGTGGCCTCCTGCCTCTCGTGCTCGGCGGCCTGACGCTCCTTGCGTTCCAGGATGAACATGATAAACATCAGACCCACGATGCCCAGTTCGAGGAGGGGTTTCCAGTCATCCATGCCCTTACCCCACGGGCCTCACTAACTGATCAGCTTCTGCGGGCTGCATGTTCTCGCCGGACAGGGCCCGCCTCATTGCGTCACCCTTACCTTCCTGGGTCGCTCCGGGCCGGTTGATTCTCTCATTGATTCGGTGCGTCACCGCCGGGCCCGACTCCGTGCCCACGGCCTCTGGGGCATCGGCGGCCGGTGGCTCCCCTTGTAGTTGGATGATGGTGTCCAGGTCCCGCATGTCAGAGTATTTCGCGATCAACCGGAACAGGGCCTCCCAGTCCACGCCCATCCCCTGCTGGGCCATGAAGGGCATCGCCGGCAGGAGGTACTGCTGCATGAAGACGGTGATCTTCTGCAACTCGCTGCCCGGGGTGCGATCGGCCATGGAATAGGGGTCCACGGAGATATCGTATTCGGGGAACGTGCCTTCCCGGGTCTCCGGGCTCCAGGTGACCGGGATCTCCAGGTCCGTGCCGGGGACCCTGTCGGATAGCCGGGTCTCCACGATCGGGTCGGTCCAGATATACAGGCCAATGTCCTGCATGATGTTCTGGGTGAACGCGACCATCTGGTGGATCATTGCGTTCATCTTCTTGCTCGCGGACTGCGAGATCATACGATCCTGTGTCGCCGTCTCCGCCGAGGGCCCGAGGCCCCCGATTGTGTCTAAATTTCCGGCCAAGTAACTGAAGAGGTCCCGAGCCATCGAGACCAGACTCACTAACGTCGGGTCCGGGCCCCGTAGGCTGACCTCCATCGGCGGCTGGGCACTGTCCAGCCTGACGAGTTCACCGTCACTGGCGTCCCGGGCGGCAGCGGCATCCCGGCTCGCGGTGCCGTGGTACGTGTAATAGGTCTTCTGCCTCCGGGCCTGGCGGTTCAACTTGCGCCAGATGCTGTTCATCAGTTTGTGGAGTTCAATCAAATGCCCCACAGGTGGCATTGGCATGACCTGACCGGGAACTTCTTGGAACCGGAGCATGTGGTAGGGGCCGCCTGTGGGACCTTCCCACTGCACGACTCGCAGTGGTGCGATGTCTTCTTGCTGCCCCGCAACCGTGACAACAACTCCCTCATATGGGAGCCATATGTCCCAAACTTCGACTTCATCGTATAGGGAACCTTTTTCCTTGGGCTTGCCACGGCTGACTTCTCCTATGTGCTTGTCGTCACCCTCTGAATTTCCGCCACCCCTCAAGTCCGGGTCATCGCGGCCCAGACGCTTCGTCACCGACTTGTCGAACTCCTCCGACTCCTTCAGGAACTCCAGGGGCAGGGTGTACCGATCCCCGATGAAGGAGATCTGATCCCAACGCCGGGCCTCCATGTCGAAGACCAGATCATGCAGATCCACGACGTCCACGAACGCCTGGCCGGGGTCGTGCATCGAACCGTCGATCTCGATCTCCTCGGAACTGGCGAGCCCGACCTTCACGACCCCAATCCCGAAGAGGGCGTTGGCCGCCGCTTGTCGGAGGGTGCCCTCGAGCCCCATTTGCTCGACCTGATGGTTCAGGGCCAACTCGAAGTCATTGGCCACCCCCTTGAGGTCGGGGATCTCCGTGGTCACCATGGCCCTCGGAACCCGGGGAGCCAACTGTGCCACGTAGGTCGTGTACAGCAGGTCCACCATGTTCACGGGCACCTCGATGTCGGCCCCGTCCTCGGAGTAGTTGCGGCCCACCAACTGCTTGGTGGATTCGATCATGTTCTGCCGGAAGGGCTCCATCTTCTTCCACGCCGATTTCCGGGCATCGTGGAGGCGCTTCAGACGCTCGGGGGAGATCTTGACCCCCTCGGGCCCGGACTTCCCGCGCTTCTCGCTGATGTTGCCAGAGTCCTCTTTCGGACTGTTGGTGGAGACCCGCCGCACCGAGGCATCCAGGCGGCCCTTGTCAGTCTTGTCTACAGCCATTGTCGTTTATCCCTATCCCTTGGGGGAACTACCACGAGTAATGAGCCTCCTTCGCCTTGCCGATGAACTGCTTACGCAACTCCCAGCGATGGGCGATGGAGCCAGCCGGGGGGTCCGGGGCTTCCTGGGGCTCGGGCTCGGGTAGTTCCCCCATGGCCTTGCGGCACAGTGCGTCCGCAATTACTCGGTCACCGTGGTTGCTGCGGGCTCCGCTGGGGTCCTTGGTCGCCTGCGAGCGACTATGGGCCACCGAGTCGTTCTTGATCATCCGGATGTAACACTTGGCCTCCTCGAGCGCGACATCGCTGCGGTTGCGAAATTCCTCGCGCTTCAAGGCCGTTGCATAGTCTGTGAGCAAAACCACTTTGCCCTGCAAGGTACTCCACCAACCGGGAATGTCACTTGATTTCCGACTCAGCTTATCCTCGGACCTTCGGAAGTAGACATTCAGGTATCCGAAGCGTTCGGTCACATACCGCCCGAAGGGGCGACCCGGGCCCTGGGCTTCCCAGATCATGTGGGCCCCGTTGTAGAAGGTCGCGAGCCCCACGGCCAGGGCCGCGAAATCGTAGCCCGTCTCATGCGGGCAGGCGAACTCCGCCACCTTCTCGCCGGTCTGGACGTCCCCGATCGAGATGCAGGAGTTGCTG